CCACCACGTTCATCTGGTGTAGATGATCCACCTGTATTACCTTGGGGAGGACTTACTGGAGGAGTGTTTCCTGCTCCACCTGTGCTTATACTTGGACCACCACCAGCTCCACCACCAGAACCACCTGCTACTCCAGCTCCTGCTCCACCACCGCCTCCACCACCTGCGGATGTGATTGTACTAAAAATAGAAGCTTCTCCTGAAGTTCCATTTCCGGTAGTTTCTGGATTTCCATTATAACCTGCTCCACCTCCACCAACTGTTACAGGATAACTTGTTCCACTTAAAGCAGAAAAAGGTAAAGACGGTGCTTGTAAAGGAGCTGGTCCAAAACCAGAAGCACGGTATCCACCACCTCCGCCAGCTCCAGCACCATTACTGTTAGCAGCACCTCCACCACCTCCACCAACTACTAAATAATTTAAAGAATAAGTTATAGGTGCTTCAGGCCATGTGCCTTCATCTATTGAGTCAAGTTGTTCTGCTAATGAGAAAACTCCTGATGCTTTATTAATTTCTTTTACGACTACGATTCCTTTACCACCAGAACCTCCTGCGTTTGCTCCAGGTGCTCCAGTTCCTCCACCACCACCGCCAGTGTTTTCTGTTCCTGCTTCACCATTACCAGGTCCAGAAAGTCTTGCTCTACCACCACCACCTGTTCCACCTGATCCTTGAGTTCCACATCTTACTGCTCCACCACCGCCACCTGCAAATACTGAACATGTAGGTCCAATGTTTCCTATGTAAGGACTAAAATCTGTTCCAGCTCCACCTGGACCACCTGTGTTAGTTGGAGGGCTTCCTGCTGTACCTGCACCACTTGCACCACCACCGCCACCACCTGTTAAAGCGGGAGGAGCTGCATCATTTCCTCTTCCACCTGGATTACCTTGTCCACAAATTCCTGTTCCAAAATTAGGTGTTGGGTTAGGTGTAGCAGAAGATCCACCACCACCTGATCCACCATTAGCTCCTGTAGTTGTTCCTGGAGGTCCACCACCTCCACCTCCACCTCCACAAACTGTGATAGGGTTAGATGGAAAACCTGCAACAGAGTTACTTCCTGACGTACCTTGTCCACCTGCAGAAGCTCCAGGACCACCTCCTCCAACTGTTATTGGATAAGCTACTCCACCTCCAACTGAAATACATTCAACTACCTTAGCTCCACCTGCTCCACCTCCACCTGAAACGTGATCAGGTGCTGAAGGTGCACCACCGCCACCACCTCCTCCTGCTACAACAACTGTGTTTAAAAGTCTTGTGCCAGGTTGTGTGGTTAAGTCACCAGATGATGTTTTTGATGTTATTGTATTTTTACCATTAGACAATACGTTAACAGGTCCAATTATTCCGCCATTGCCAGCCATAATTTAAACCTCCTAATCGTCTAGTACATCGTAAGAAACAAAAAGCGTTAAATCAGAGTTTGCGCTAGCTCCCCCTTTTAATGTATCGCCTTCCTCTAAATATATCGGTGTATCAGATAAAACTAAAACTGCATCAGCTGGTACAGAAACTGTACTAGCTATTTTAAAAGTTGCTCCTGAAATTGATGCGCCTGTAGCTGCGGATGTTCTTGTTGCTTTTGTTACTTGAACAGTTACATCTGCTGCATTCGTTCCATCAATATTTGCAACAGTCATTCTATTTATTTTTACTAATTTACCTGTAGAAATTAACATAAGAGAAGTAGTAAGAGTTGTATCTAATTCAAACCCTTGCGACTCTCCGTTAATTGTTGCTACATTTACTATATTTGGTGCTGCCATAATTTACTCCTTTTATCCAAAAATCATTGCCATTGCAATAGCTTTACCTGTTGATATTCCTGCATCTGCGAACGATAGATTCCCAGATGAATCCGATACTAATGCTTGTCCAGAGGATGCTGCATCAGCAGTTGGTAGGTTTAAAGTAAAACTTGACCCTACAGTTGCAGCTGCTCTTAATCCAACGTATTGACCACCAGTTGCATCTTCAAATCTTACTTCATTTCTGTTAACTAAATTTATTTGTGATGACTGTGAAAACACATCTACAATATTAGGATTAGTTCCGTCATCTGCTTTTGCGTATAATATTTTTGTACCTTTATCAGTTGAAGACCAAGTAACACTTGTGCCTGATCCACTTACATATTGAAACTCTACAGAGAAAGCACCACTTGTGCTATTTTTAATTATATAAAAATTTTCTACATCTAAAGGAATTGAAACTGTTATTGCACCAGTTATTGTGCCTGTTAATTCTATTACTCTTGTTGCTAATGCTGAACCAGTAGATCCATCATTAACTGTTATGTTAGTATTTCCTGTTCCACTTACAGCTTGAGTGGTAAAGCCACCAGAAATTTGACTAACTATTTGTAAATTTGTATTTGTTTTATCACCCCACAAACCAGCTTGTTCGCCGGTTACCATTAATTCGACACCTAAAGGTGTATAACTTGAAGGCATATTTTATCTCCTGTTTAAGCTGCAATATCTGTCCACGTTACCGTAGAACCAGTATTTACATCACTATAAGTTACAGTTGAGCCAGTGTCAACCTTCGCCCATGCTTGAGCATTAGCCTGACCTAACTCAACATTTAATGCTATTCCATCTGGTTTTACAACTGCCGTTTGTTTAGTAGTAACAGTACCAATACTAGATGTAATTTGTTGTCCTGTAACATGTGCTGTAATAGAAGGTGTAGCTACAGCAGTCCCTAATCCCATAGAAATGGCAAATCCAGTAGGTCTTATTGTAATATCACTAAAAGGAACAACTGTTCCAAGACCTACATTTACACCTATCCCACTAGGTTGTACTACCCTATCTGAAACAACACCTGCATTTCCAATTGCAGAAGTTATTAATTGACCAGTAAGTGATACAAATTCATTATCAGATACAATTGGTGTACCGACTGCACTATTTATTTGTGGTGCATGAGTATGAACAAATGTAGCGTCCGCCTCAATATCAACTACGCCTATACCAGATGTAATTAAATTATTAGAAACTGATGCCTTTGCTCCAGCTTGTGCTACAGCAGTTCCTAATGAAATGGTTGTTTGCTGTCCAGTAGGTACTACTGAATAAGCTACGCCCCAAGCAAAACTACCCCATTCTTGTCTACCCCAACCTACGTTAAGTTCAGCTGTTGTATTAACAGATCCGAGAGAACTTGTTACTGATAAACCAGATACTCCTACTGAAATAGAATTTTGTTGACCCCACGCAAGTTGACCCCACTGTCCATTACCCCAACTATCTGGTGCAGCCATATTCTACCCCCTATGCTAATCTAATAATAGCTAATGTGTCAGTAAAATTTGGAAATTGTATTGTAAAAGTCCCTGATGTTGATACTTTGTTAGAAACAAAGTCTAAAACTGCAACAGATTTGTTTGCTTGTGATGTATTATAAATTAATGCACCCATAGCAGTGATTGTAGCAGTTAAGTATGATAAATCTGCAAAGTCTACTATTGCTGTTGTACCAGAAAGCTTATGTGTTTGACTTTGTAAAACTTTACCTCCAGAAGCATAATCTCCTGTTGAGTCTGTAACTTGACCTGCAGTTGTAAAGGACGCTAACGATGGTCCTATGACTGCTGAGTCAGTATATAAAGCTAATTTAAATTTGTTTCCGCCTGTAGCGTTGAAATTGTGTGTTCCACTTAAAAGTTGATCTTTAAATGAACTTGTAATTGCACTTGTTGTTATTGCCATAATTTAATCTCCTGTTTATGGTGACGGTGAATCTATTTTTATTCTTATCGCACCATTGAAATAATCGTCTCTTCTTCTTCTACCAATTTGCTCGACAGCATACTTGGATATAGCATTTGTATACTGTTTTTCGTAATATTGCAACATATCCAAAGGGCCTTTCAAATAACCAAAAGCTTCTATTAAACATGCGTATAACAAACCATTAGGAAATCTTTCACTTAAATAAGTTTGTGTATTTGTTGAAGATAACCCATCTGGTTTAGCTACATAACTAGCTTGAATAGCAAATGTAGTATTTGGTATGGGTGCAAACATCAATGTATCATCGTCAAAATTAGCATAATATTTAGGCACACCAGTTGCTCCTGCAGGATTAAACTCATCAATAAATGTAGTATCTCTTTTTTCTAAATAAATTTTATCAGATCCACTTGTTATTTGTAATGCTCTTATGACCAATGCACCAGTCGGAAAGTTTAAAAATTTTTGAGAGGCTATCATGGTTGAAGTAGCATACCTTCTATCAGCATCAGTATTTACATCTCTTAATATTCTCTCTTCAGCGTCTAATATAAAACCATTAACAATAGCATCTGTAAATACAGTGCTGTCTACTTCTGTATAATTTCTAATTTTTGTAACTAAATCTGAATAAGTTATTCCTGCCATTATGTAACTACCGTAACCTTTCCAATTCTACTTAAAACATCTAATCTTCTTCCAGGTGCTAAAGGCATCATCCCATTTGAGCTAAAAGTAGGAATTCCTAAAGTCCCTTGAAAAGATCCGACATCAACTGTCATATTTCCAATATTATGTTGAACTCTGGTATTTCTCAAAGCTTGTGGGTCACCCCCATAAACTTTAGGATCTAATTGTGGAGATTTAGGTTCGTACTCTGATATATGCACTAATGAACCATTCCATTCTTTAACCATTTCAAGATATGGAAAAGCTTGTCCTGATCTATCTGATATAGATAATGCGTATTTACCTTTTGCAAAAACATTAGCCATTATGTTACCGTTGGGTAGTATTGTGCTGGTGTAATAAATGTACTGGATCTAGATCCATCTTCATCTAAAGCACGTTTAATTTCATCTTCATAATACAGTTTTAAAGCTTGAGTTCTTTCTGGAGTATATTTTTGAGAAAGATAAAAAGCTAAACCAGATATCATGCATGGTATCCATCTAAATGGCACGTCAGCATTATTTGTGTATGCTCCCGCGTCTTGTATTCTTTGTAAAGAATAATATTTTAGATGTGTATAATTTTGCGCATCAGGCGTAATGTATAAAGTAATTAAAGGCGTAGCTGTGCCAGTTGTAACTCTTTCTACAAAATACTGAGATGGAGTGCCTGTTGATCCTTTATTAGGCAACGCTGCATAAGTTGATCTATCTATTTTTGTTATAGATACATCTGTAGTATCGGATCCAGGATTTACAGTTGTTGCGCTGTTAGAAATAAAAGCTTCTAAAACATCACTTGCACCAGCAACCGTTGAATATTGAGATTGGCTAGCTACAAGAGCTACTGCATTTAATTGAATTTTCCAAAGATGAACACCACGGTTACCCCATTCAGAAAATAAAACATTAAGAGATCTTCTTGCTTTTTTTAAATCATAACCAGAGTTAGTTTGAATTCCGCATCTCTCGTATGCTTCTTCAACTATTTCATCGATTGATAAATCGAATGTTGCTGTTCCACTGGTTGCCATTCAAACATATCCTACTTTTTAAGTTCTCTTACGATTCTTCTTTTTTCAGCTCTTAAATTTCTTGCACCTTTTTTAGTTCTTGCTCTTTCAGCATCAACTCTTCCAAGCTCTTCAAGTCTATTCATTCTTCTAGTATTTCCACCTCTTTTCATTTTAGATGGTTTTATTGGTTTAGGTGAATGTTTAGGTCTGTTTAATAAATAGTATTCATAAGTTCCTGGTTTAGGTGCTCTACCACCTTTTTTCATTCCAGAAGCTCTTACTTTTCTCGCAGCTTCTGCAACTCCACCACCCATTTTATTTATCTTTTGATTAGGTCTTCTGCCAAATTTGCCGTATGACTCATTTCTTCTGTCAGCCATAGTTTGTCTTTTACCAGATTCTTTGCCTCTTCTCATACCTAAAGATTCATCTTCTCGAGCTCTGTATCCTTGTACTTTTCCACCTGCTTTCATTTTCTTTTTTGCAAGTTTACCTAAAAGACCCATCATTCCAGAACCCATTAATTTTCCTCCTGGAGTTTTTTTGCCTTTTTTCATCATCATAGCGCCAAGCACTGCTTTATGTACTTTGCCACCTTTTTTCATATTTGTTGGTCCTCTATCTTTTAACATAGTAGGCATTCTTTTATTTT